GCCGAGTGTGCTTTGACGGCTTTCTCTGACACATATTTGGCTAGTGACGGGTGTAGTATTATTAGAGAATCGTCACCTTGTACTGCTATAGCAAAAGGTGGGTCATTCATCTCGAAATCTGGTAGTGCTTCGCAAAGATAATTTAAGTTCTTTGTTCCATTCATCTCTGAATTTCCACTGCCTGTATCTGAATCTCCGGTGTTCCTTCCGCCATACCTAGCGTAGAAGACACCGTTGGAAGTTATTCCTATTGTGATGGTTATGTTTTCTCGTACATGTATCACTTCCTCATAAACTCCATGAAATTTCATCATTTTGTTTTGGTAGGCTTGTGCTTGTTTATGCACGTGCGAATCTTGTCGAGACTCGTCCAAGTTGATTTTGTAGGCTTCATCAAACGTAGTTCCAATGCGTGTGCACTGGTAATCTATCCACTCCATAATGTTTTCAATGGTTTTCCCTGACGTGTAAAGCATCCAGTGGCTTCCGCTCCAACACTTTGATAGTTGTTTACCCCACGAGTATAACTCGGGTCCCATCATTGCGTTGTGTCTATCGGTTGCTCCAGATATTAACCTTACGTCAAAGTCTTGTACCTTGTACATTATTTCGGTTTTAATGAAAGCTTTTCGTATCATATCCTTGTGCTCTAAAGGTATGTCGCTGAGTTCTAACCAGGCTTTCAGTTGGTTTAACTTCCGGGTTGCATCAAATGTGCTTCTCTCGTTCCACTCGGTGAACGTCTTGTGCTCTATTTCCCAACCTGGATAGATTGAGTTAAAGTTTTTGACTGTCCACTCGTAAATGTGGTCCCAACTTATTGCGTCGAGAGTAGTAACGAGTTGTCGCATCATTACTGCATTGTACTCATTTCGTTCACATATGAGAGGATTCTGGGGAGGTTGCTTGGTTGCGATAATGCCATGGGCAAAAACCCTAGGTCTCTGATCTGCCTGATCAGGTTCGTAGTCAATCCCGATATATCCACAATTGGGTACACGAGTTTCTGTGCTTGCCTGATAGCCATACAAGAAAGAATTGAGATTAATAGGACCTTGGCTGGTTTCAAATGGATAAAACGCCAAATGATCGATCCTATCTTGCTCGGTAAACTCATTTGGCCCTTGCCTTTTAAATGTCCATTAAAAGTGGCTGGATGTCCTTGAAACCATTCCTTAATTGATGGTACAGGGTTGAGTCCGATCTTGTTTCTCACACGGTTAACAACGGTATCCCGGTCTGTAGCCATGTCTATGACTCTGTCCAGTATGCGTTCTTCTTCCATTTTTGCCAACTCCAGCGC